CCTGTGGTGCCTCGGGCAACTAGAATTATGTCATTATTTTGTAATGCATTTTCACTATCAACAAAAAATTCACTTACACCACTAGCTAATGAAGTAGCCTCATCCATGCTAATAACATAATCCACAGTTTCCACATAATTTTTGCAACTATTGTAGAGTTCCATGTTGGCATTGAATTCCACAATTGGTCGGTCAGCGCGAGTACGCACATTGAGATATGCCTCAAGATTCAAATTATTGTATTCTGTTGCTATGCGTAATGCATGCTTTGAGAACCACTTGTTACTGCGAGCCCAAGGGTTTTTGTCACTTGCCCAACGCTCCATGACAATGTAGCTTTTATTGAGGTTGATATCTTCACGTTCCATTGACGTGCTGATGTCGTATTCTTCAAACTTTGATGTGCCATCCCACAGGTTTCTGTCCCAAACCTCTGTGTCCCAGCCCGCGCGTAACTCGATTCGATATGGTACTGTTTCAGGAAACAGGTTGTTGCCATTTGCGCTTGTAATTTCCACAAGTTTGATACCATGCCGCCCGCCAACATTTTCCACATAGTAGATGCTATCGACGTTGTATGTGCCACTTGTGCTTGAGATATGACTGCCTTTAAACTTGACCCGCAGGCCAGTTACAAACTCAACAGTCTTGTAATTGCCCAAATCTGGAGTAGTATATTGGCTACGAGCTACAATATTGTCAATATCAATTGGATTGGTAATAGTTGCTTCGATTTCAATTAGTGGCATTTCGCCTTCAAGCCAGAAATAATTGCGATAGTTAACAAACATGTCTGCGTTGATTGGTAAATCTAACACATAGCCCGGCTCGCTAAACAAGCGGTCATGGTTATCTAGATCAGCACCTAGGCTACCCAATCTATCAAGCCAATTGATATAGCTAGTAGTTTGTTCTGCTTCACCAGCTACACGTCTAACAACGCCAGGCTGGAATTGATAATTGATACGATTAGCTGATGATTCAGGCTGAAATAGTTCGTTTTCTGGGTTATAATTACGCCCCTGTAAACGTCCCCAATATGCATCAATACTTTGAGTTGAACCGCTGCTTAATAGCTGATTAACAGTGGCACCAAAGAATCGCTGTAATGATTCAGTACGGTTAATAGCTGGTAGAAATTCACTGTAGTCCTGAAAGCTTTGATCAAGATTGACTTCTGAACTAGTAGTGAAGTTTTTTACATTTTTTGGTTTGGCGTTGTAGTCTGTAGTCATTAATTTGCCTTACAATGCATTAAGTGAATCGATAATATCGATGTCTTGTAGTGTTACGTCTGGTATAAAGAGCTCATTACTCTCTGGTGTAATTTGGAATAGATCGCCGAATACGCCGCTAGTTTGTATAGGTGCAATAACAATTGTACTTATAATACCAGGAAGTTGCTGATGAATATATGCACTTAGTTCTGTAAAATAAAATGTCTCACCAAAGTCCCAATTATCAAGTACAAAGAAAGCGTTAATTGCTGTTAAAACTCTTGATTTAATTTCATTATCTGTCAATGTGGTTCCTGACACCTTGATAATTTTAAATCTGCCTTGCAATTCAACATCAGCCAATTCACCAAACAAAATTTTGTATTCGGCTGCTCTGTAAATGATACTATCACTAATTGCTTTTTTGGTTTCAATACTATCAAACTGTGTTTTCAATTCAATTTCGGTCGGGGCGCGCGGCCGGGCAGTAGCAATACGACTGCCCGCAATCCACTCACGGAAGTTGCTGTCATAATTTTGATTGAGAACAAATATGTCAATAATGTTGCTAAGGCTGGGATCAATTCGATAGCTACTGTTGCTAATGCGACGCCAAACAAAACTAAGATCTTGGCGGCCGGTAACTTGCATGCCAGTGTTACTACGAACTGTGTATGTATATCCATCCTCAGTCACTGTGTTAAGTGCGATTTTGTCATTGCCAACCAATGTGGCAAATGCAAGTGGGTTATCTGGATAGTTATCATTATCCAAATCAGCCAATGTCACAATTACTTTGCGATCATCAGTGTAACCATCTGCCTCGGTATAATAACGGAAGGCATAGAACGGTAATGCTTCACCAATTGGATAGACACTGCCGCCAGGACGGGTATTAACTTTGTTAACTATAATGCGATCACGTTCAGGCTTATTGGTTTCAACATTGAATCGGCGATTGCCATTTTGATTATAAAATCGCACACGTTCGTTACTACCAAAGACATATCGTGTTCGTCGCGACACAAATGACCATTCACTTGCATTATATACGACACGTATGATCCAACTATTATCTTGGTTGCTATTGCTTTTGTTTCCTGCATTAGCAAGGCTGAAGTTTGTTGGGTTATTTTCAGTTATTGATGCAAGATCGCCGGCTAACACGATTACCCATCGACCCAGATTGCTATCATATCGTAGTCCAAATGTATTTAATGTATTTAACTGCTCTAGTATTTCATTTCGTTCATCCTGGGAAAAAGCAGTATGATAAGAGGGAAATATACGGCTAATTCGGGCAGTGCTGGGAATGCTCTTGTTGAGAATAACTGCGCCTTGACCACGTGATGTGAGTCCAGTAGGGTTACCATTGCTATCATTAATACCTTGTCCATCATTGATAATATCAACTACGCGCGCCCAACTACGGGAGGCGCTGCTGGCAACTGCGACAACTTCTGCGCCGCTGCCACCCCCACCTGTAATTTCAATTACGACTGGATTCTGATAGCCTGAGCCACCATTTGTAAGTGTTACTGTTCCCACTCGCCCACCTGCAATTGTAGCAGTAGCGGTCGCGCCAGTGCCTGTACCTTTTACAGTAATTGTTGGTACGCTGGTATAACCAGTTCCACCTTTAACAACAGTTAGGACTGTGCCTGGAATGCCCAAGGTACCACTGTTATATGGTGACTCCACAAACTCAACAATTGATCCTGGACGTGCTGTATTGGCATCATTAGTTGCTGAACTGCCTATTTTTTGAATAGCACTATTGCGTGTTATATATCCAGTTGAACCACGATATCCCGAAGTAATTTGCTGCCATTCATAACTGCTATTAGTGTTACTAAACCCAATGTTTTTCTCAGTATACTTGCTATAAAATAGGTTGATAATCTCTGGATTTTCAATTAGGTCTGCTAGGAATTTTTCAAAAATTTGTTCGCTTGAAAATGTTGATGGTAAATCCAGCCTGCTACGATAGGTAATATCTTCATTATACAGATACCCATCATCACTTATAATATCAACATTCTGATACTGTCCTGTTGGGTCACGTGGTTTAATAAAACGACTGTGCCCAGCATATGTGCGGTTGATTGCCTTGATCTTTTTTACGTTTTCACTCACTGACAATGGAAACACACTATAATCGTTAGCGGTAATCATTCTATCCTGTGTTGCAAAAACTCGACCAGCATTGTTCTTGATACTAGTAACACTTTCTTGGGCGCTAGCATTTGTTACTGGTTCTTGGAGTTCACAATTAAATGATACACGGTATTGATTGCCATCAGTTGCGTTATAATTGAATCCAAAGTTTGCTAACCCAATATCATCAGGGGAAAGCGTGTAGGTCTGATTGGCACCATTACGGAACCAAATACGTATGACTCCACGTGGAATTTCACTAAACACACCATCACCAAATTGAATATTAACATTGTCATTTTCAATAGTTTTTACTGTGTACAATTTACGGTTGTCTTGGCGTATATTATTGAATACCGTATTTGCACCAAACCCACTGTCAATTTTAGTCCAAGTATCTTGAACAGCACCAGCTGAATTAATGCCCTGAACCCAGATATCATTATTGTTGACATTGATTGATTGTATATCAACAATTAAATTGCTAATTGCAGTCTCAGCATTAAGGTCGGTAAATTGAAGATTTCCCTGCTTGAATCCCACAAAGAATCCAGTAGCGTTACTTCCCAATCCCTGTCCATCATTCTTGTAGACCAAATTGAACGCACTATTGGGATCGGGCTCTGATTCAGCTAAAATATTTTTAGCAGTATCGATTGCCAGACTATGGATTTCAAATGGTCTACGGATTCCGTTAATATTGCCATCAATATTGTATACAACACTGCGATCAGTAGTTACCTTGGTAGTGTAGATATCATTCTTGACACTTCCAATGCGGACACTATTAGTTGGTCTACCAAATTTATTGGAATCACTCAATACTTCATTCATAACTAGTAGAAAATTCTGATATGAATCTTCAAAATCCACTGTGGTATTCTTGAGACTTACGCCGTTTATGTCAAATACGTCCTGAGTGGTGCGGACACCCACAATTTTGAGTTGGCCCCTTGCTGGCTGGTGTCTGGCTGGTGTATAGCCAAGAAAGTCAGCAATACGCAGAACACTGGAACGTCGCTCAGCTGTGCTAAGGAAATTTTCACGACCAGCTTGGTCAATTCGAAATGCCAGACTGTGAGCAAGGAAAGATAGTGTTTCAATCAGTGCCACAAATTCGCTGGATTGTATCCAGTCGTTAAAGTTTTCTGGATATTTCTGTTGAATATAATCAACGAGGGCGCCACGAATAGTATCGTAGTCATATGCTTGGAAGTTTGCTTGTTTAAAGCTATCATAAACTACACGATAGTCTTCAGCAGCAAATAAATTTCTTTGTCGAATACTCTGGGCCATATGTTAAATCTCTTCCAATCCGGTATATTTTAAAACTAGCTGTTCAATGCTCAAGTCTGGAATGTAGCTAAGTTGAACTGTAATGGTGATACTTTGTTCACCTGTTGTTAAGCGGTAATCAATGAGGTTCCATCTTGGATCCAAACCAATAATACTGCGAACATCTTGGTCTGCTGCATCAATTATAATCTGTTCAAAGGGCTCGAATATTAGTTCAGGCAATATGCTACCAAACTCTGGTTCGCCCAATCGTTCACCACGACGAGTATAGAAATGATTCAAAAGATCACGAGTAGCCAACGCTTTGTCTTCCAGCGTCCTTGTGCCAGTTCGTTTACCAAATGTGGAGAAACCTACGAATGTTACCATACCACTATTTATGTATTGAAAACCACGTGTTTTTAGCTTGATGTTATGTTAGGGCTTGTGCAATTACTCTACGTTGACGCAAATTACTCATTCCTGGCAAAAATATACCCAGCTGTCTATAGTAAACAAATTCAGTCTGCTTGCGTACAAACTGGTCTTGTATACCAGCAACATAGTTCTTTCGCAATCTTTGAATTCCCTGCCTTGCTTGTTGTTCTCTATCCTTGGTAAAATTGTAGTCAGCCAATTGCATAACTCTTGCTTCTTTTCTGCGCATTTCTGGATTTATATTGCCTCTAGCAATAATATCAGCAGCTAACAACCAATTTGTATTTCTAACAGCGGCAGCCAAATCATATGTACCTTCATCAGCCTCTACAGTTCTCCAAGTGCCTGTATCAAGATACAAGCTAAACAGTGCATCATATGCTGACTGAGTTATACCCACTAGGGGTATTTGGGTGCGGAATTTTTTTTGCTCATTGCGTACCCAACCAACCCATTCAGCATATGCCTGTGCCTCTGTATATCCCTGTACATCATCTATATCACCAATGCCATATCCAATTTCTTCAACACCAGTGTCAGCATTAATTGCTTTGGCGCCGCGCCAAATTTTATAACTAAGGATAACATTAATCATCCTGTCACTAACTACAGCAATACCTATATTGAGTATAAATTTAGCAGCAAAATCATCCTGGACTGTAAAGGTATCCCATTGGATGCGCTGGGTTGGATCTGGAAATTGCAATATCATTATGAGAAACCACCACCATTATGTCGGTTTGTTGAGGCACGGGCATAACCAGGTACGCTGGAGTTAGTATAATCACTGCCCCAACTGGCGCGGGGGCCATCACGGTTGTCAAAATGCAAGCTGCCTCCGCTATATACACCAATACCCTTAATTCCTACTGCGCTGGCAATAGCTACTAGATCAAGACGATCCTGGTTAGTCAATCCTACCCCACTAATATCAAGAGCCTTTCCCAGCATGTGTTGGCTACGTCTTGCGCCGCCTGCGCGAGTATTACGGCTGGGGTCACGATAGCCACTAGTAACTGTAAGTGGCCTACCAAAACGTCGAGCAACTTCTGTAGCCATACGAACTAGTTCACCATCAACACGACGGTCAACCCCACTTGCGAAAACAAGAAACTG